AAACCTTTTCATCTCTCAAAGCTTCTTTAACCTCAGCTTCTACTTTAGCTACTTCAACTTCTTTGATTGGTGTAAACTCTTTAGCATCTTCGACGGGCTTTTGTACTTGTTCTCCCACCTTAATGCTATCTCCGGATGGTTCTTCCACAAGAACTTCCGTTGTTTCTCCGATTTGAATGGCATCTTCTTTAGGTATTACCACCTTGGTGACTTCCGCTGGAACCTCTACTAAAGGTTCTTTAATGTTAACTTTAACAGGTTCACTGCTTGGTGTTGTTAGTTTTTTTGGAGTTTTCTTTTTAATTTTAAACTCACCTTCCTGCTTAACAGGTTCATTTGTTTTTACTTCTGACATAATATAATATAATTAAATAGTTGTTACTTTCTACATGAAAGCTTGCATACCCATGTCGGGTTGGTTTTCAAAGTCCTTAGGTAAGCTATCATTTTGTCTTTGGCTTATCATTTCACTTTGTTGTGTAGCTTCCATTTTGCTACGTTTATCTTTTCTATCTTCTATAGCTGCTTCTTTTTGCTGCATTGCTTGAACTTCAATTTGCTTTAACTTCATATCATATTCAAACTTTTGTTGCATTTTAATCTTCTCTAAATCAGCTGCTATTTGCATTTTATTTATTTCCATTTGAGATCTAGCCTGTTCGTATTGAACTTTAGAGCCCGATATAGCTTCTTGCTTTTGAACTTCAGCCAAAGCTGTTTTTTCAGCTGTACTTGCTTGAGCGTCGGCTTGTGCTTGTATATTAGCTTGTTGATTAGCTTGATCTTGAATAGCTTTTTGCTTACGTTTTACTTTAAGCATTTGATTAGCTAGCTTAAGATTTTTAATTTGTCTTAAATCTATAGCATCTTCTAAATCAATACCGCCTTGACCTAATGCAACTTGAATGTTTTGCTCTAGCTTAGCTTGCTCTTCATCGTCTGGTTCTAATTCTAAGAATATACCAAAGTCATACAAGTTTAAATCAACAACCTGCTGCAGTGTTTCAACGTTAAAGGTTGATATTGAGTTTTTAAGTGATTCAGCTGTTAATGGAAAATACAAAGCATCTGCTATTTTAAGAGATACATTTTCTGCTAGCTTTAATGTAAGATATAAACTAGCTTGTTTAATATGTCTAGTTGCTACATTGGATGCATTAGCTGCCATTTTTTGAAGACCTACTAATGAGTTCTTATCTTGTGTGCTTCCATCTCTTGCTTCATTTAATCCGGTTACGTCGCGTATCATTTGTAAATAATATTGATACGTTTGTATAAGCGCTTGTATTTTACCTAAACCACTTGAGCTATTAAGTTCTTGAATAGGTACTTTACCTGGATTCATATCACCGTCTTGAGTCATTGATCTACCTACGATAGAACCAGTTTGGAAATACATATTTAATGCCTCTGCAGGATTATAATTAGTTCCATTACCAAGATCAACTTCAGCTAAACCGTCCATATCTAAATAAACACCATCTGGTACCATTCTAGACATTACCTGCTGCAGTTTGAGATGTGTTAGTTGAATCATATCTGCAAATCCAACACATTTGCTTACAACAGACTCTATGCGTCCCTTATACATTCTAGGAGCACATATCGTGTAATTCATTTCAACCTTAGTTGTGTCTGCCATTGGTCTAGACATGTTTTCTGCTAGATTCCAGTCTAATATAGTATTAGTCCCTAAAACTTTTGCGCCAGTGTATAAAACTTCTATTGATCTAGATACTCTTTCAAAGTTGTCATTTTCAGGCGGGTCAAATGTATCTGGCTTTTCTAAAGCTTTTAATAAGCCTGAATCTGTTTGCTTTATTTTAAAAACTTGATTGTGGTATGTCTTGTATTCAAAGTACATTACTTGCACAGTGTTTTCATCGTAATTACCCCAACCAGTTATATATTGTCTGTTACCAGGTGTTTCTTGTATTCTTTTTAATTCCTCTTCTGATATACCAGGAAACTCTTTTTTAAGTTCTGGTATTGTTATAGACTTTACTTCGCCTACATAATATATATCTTCAAAGTTTGGATCTTCTGTATATGAGTAAACCATATAAGCAGGATCTACATAATCAACAGTAATTCCTTCAGCTGTATTGAAGTTGGTTTTACCAGCAGCAATACCGATAGTTGTAAGATCCATATTTAATCTACGTCTTACAAGATCATATTTGTTTTGAGCAAATACAGTTGATATAGCTTCTTCTTCTGCTATTTCAATTGACTGCTTATAACTTAGTTGCATATGTAGTTCTAGCTCTTCTTTAGATTCTGGAACTACAACACCACTTGGTGATTGATGTAAATCAATACCTAGTGTTTGTTTTAAGTTATCTAAATATTCCTTAGCAACCATATCTTCTTGAAGCTTGCTAGCGTATTCAGTTCTTCTTTTAACTGAGCTAGGATCTTGAGAGTAAGCTTTTATGTCGTAAGACTTTTGCGATATACCATTTACTACAATGTCTACAAACTTAGACAAAATTGGTACTGGCTTCCAGTCTAAATTTAAATAAGACAAATCACCGTTTATAGATAATTCATCTTTGTATTTTTGCACAGGCTGCTCACCTCTAGCGTATAGTCTTAACGAATGAAAGTTGTTCCAATTAGTTAGATATCTGTTACCTCCAGTTCGCCCTTGATCAAACCACTCATATTCTATTGCTTGAGCAACTTGAGTTCCGTATTCCCAGCTAGCTTTTTCAGCGTCGCTTACTACTTGGCTTGGAAAAGCGCTATTGGTGTTAGTGTATATACCCATTTAACTTATTATTTTTGATGTGACACCTTTGTTGTCGTATTTTTTAATTCCTAAATCTACAGCCTCTCTTCTAATTGGAATTGATGGAGCGTATCTATGTTTGTTACAAGCCATCAAAGCAAGTCCAGAACTAATAGAAGCATCATGCTTTGTTCTGTTGTTTATATTGAATTTAGCCCAATCTTCTAATGTTCTTTGAAAATACATATCACCGTAGCCTGTAGTTTTTAAACCTACAAAGTCTTCTATATAAGATTCAATTGCAGCGGCATGAGCTTGTTTTATATCTTCACTTGAATTTGGTATTCCACCTAATTCTTTTTCTGTCACCGATAGTTTGTTATGTTTTCTATCTGGTCTATTTATAGAGAACTTTCTATAACCTCTTCTTTTTAAATGATATAATAATCTAGGTTTGTTATTCTCTGCTAATATTGGCATACCATAAAAAACCAAAGCCATTAAAACATCTTCAAAAAATATTTCAGCGGTTTGAGGTCTAGCTATATATTCTAAAAAGAAATGGTTTGGAGGTACGTCCTCCATGCTAAACTTAGTTAAACCATGTAAAGATCCATTTGATCCTCTTTTATCAACCGTACCTGATATATCGTAACTATCACATCCAAAAGCTCCACAGTGTTCATTGCCTGGATATTTTAGTCCACCCTTTATTATCACACGATTTTGGAGATTTAAAGGTGGAATCCAGGAAACTCTGAATCTACCGTTTTTATTTGGCACAAACATAACCTTTGTATCTTTAACACCATTTTCCCACTGGAAACTCCCTTGTGTAACTGATATTGAGTTTTTAAGATCTTCATTAAAATCTATTTGCTCATATATTTTTGTTAGGTTAAATAAAGATTCTTTAGACTCATCTCTAAAAGCGTGTTTAGTTGTACGCGGAAACTGTCTGTAAAATTCATTTAAACCGTCTTGATCGTTTTTAAGACCTTCAACTTCATTGTTCCAATACTCTATTACGCCTTGAGTTATAGCGTCTCCAAAAGGACCTACTACTTCTTTTTTTGGTGTATTGAATACAGGAAAGCCATAAGAATCAATGTATCCTTCGTAGTTCCATTCCATAGGTATGAACAAAGAATAGAGTCCTGAGCGAGTCTGTCCATTGGCATTTCTTTGCGTAACGTCTGAATCATTGTAAAGTTTTTTAAAGTTATCTCCTCCTTTATCTAAAGCATTTGATGTTGATCCCATCATGCACTTGCCTATAATTCTAGAACCTAGTCTTAAACAGGTTCTTGTAACCCTCCAGTTGTTTAATATATTTGTTGGTCTTTCCCACTTTCCACTTTCATCGTGTACTAGTAGTTTTAGTTTTTCACCATCATAAGAGTTATCACCTGTATTTTTCCAATCTATTGTTGTGTCAAGACCTGTGATCTCTTGTAGCTTTTCGTTCGAGTCGAGCTTGCGCCTCGTGAATTTAGAGGCTGGTACACGGTAGGCGAGCTCTGTTTTTGGTCTGTCCATTCCGTCTTGTATAGGTTTAAAGAAAAAGGGATAGTTGACTGATATTGGGACAACTTTGTCAGTAAACATTTTCTTTGCATCGGGTCCAGATTTGGAGAGGATGCCAAAGCGCGCATCTGTAGATATTGTTGCTTGGTTAACCGTCTCCCCGCTTGCCATGAACGAAAAACCGGATCTTCTGTTTTTAAGATAACACATCCCATAGCAACGCTTGTCGGCTTTACAAGCTTCCCAGAATATGTAGAATAATCTGTTTGATTCCCTAAAGTCTGGCTGCCCGACGTCAATCTTACT